AGAGCTTCGGCGAATATCGTTTCGCCGAGAAACTCAGGTGTTCTGGATCCTCTATGATTTCTTTCGAAAGAAAGAACTTCAAGAGAGCGTCCGTGTCCTGGATCATATCTGGGATCCGCTTTCCGGAAACTACCTTAGTGCGCACTTGCCACTCAGCATTCCTTACGGAATACCTCTGAGGCGTATACGCGTTCGAGTAATGCCAAAACCCGAGTCCCGGTGACGTTGCCGCAACTAGCGGTAAAGCCGGTAAAAGCTTTGCCACTTCGTTAGCTGCCGTCCACATTCCTTTAAGGAATAACTGGTTCGACAACGCGACTGTTGAAGCAAACCACTCTGGACTCTGGACGTGGTCGTAAGGATTGTGGCGAATGTAGACAGGTGTTACATCGTAACCCTTGAATGCATCCATACCACAACTCTCCCGAAACTGGCCCTTGAAAAAGGTTTTGTTTCGGTTCACCTTGAGTCCTTTATTCTCAAGGTAATCGATCACATACGCACAAGACTCTTTGGGGACAATTAAGTCATCCCCGAAGACAAGCACTTTGTCACTGACAAAGCGTAGGGAATGGAGTAGCGACTTCTTACGGTCGCGAATTCCAAGTAATTCCACATGCCGGAAATGGTCCTTAGCACAGGCCGTAACGACCAGTGCATAGAAAACCATAGCCTCCACGGGAAAGGTTGTAGCCGAACCCATAGATGCATACTTCCGTAAATTTGCGGAAGTACCATCGGGATAGGTACACCTCGTACTGCGGACAGCGAAAAGCTGCTTCACAATATCTGGCCTACTCCGAAAGACCTCACGGACGAGTTTACAACTCACCCGGTCAGACGCATCCGAAAGATCCATAGTGGCAAACTCTTCGGTCTTGGAAGACCGGAAAGCAGCCTCTCTATTGGGGATTTGACTCCCAAAATTGAGGTTTTTACCATAAATGGACTTTTCAACGGATTCCCTAAGACGGGAAGAAACAAGCTGCTGTGCGAACTGCATAGCAACAGGTTCCACTGCTATCACCCGAGGACCTTTTAGGGTCTTCGGAACGGTAACAATACGAACTGGTTTCTCATCTCGAGGTTCCACAATGGTTCGATAATCATGCTGGCCTATGGTTGATAAACCATAGAGTTCTTCCCAGCCGATTACTCGTTCCCATCTACGCATGAAGTCCCGATTCTTAAACTTGGAATTTCCATGGATTTTCTCCACGGTAGCTCCAGGCCCATGTTTCGGTAAAGAACCAGTGAGGTCGTAGTTGCAGAGCATGCGTTTAACAACCGCATCAATGCAAATACGTTCATCGGTCCAAAACTTCATGTTTAGGTCGCTTTGCTTCAAAGAGCGATCTATCGTCTTGTGGGAAGATATGGAGTCCCATACCCTTTTTGGGGTACAAGGCTCTTTTACCTTTTTCCACAATAGACAGATCTGCCGTATGAAGAACACGGCATTTACGTCTGGTCCTTTAAGGATCAGACCACTCTTCGAGTCGAACACAAGGGAAGTCAAACCATGCAAGAAGCATGGCAAGGCAGGTCCTTTCCTACCCCGGGATTTCCGGAATAAAGAAAAGACTTCAGTCCCTACAAACCCTTCGTCAATGGCTCTTTCGAACCATTGACAAAATTTGGGTAGAGTCATCGTAAGGAACGATGACCCTTCGTGTTCGAACCGGGACTTCATGGTTATGAAGTCCCTGGTAGTGCTAGCACCGGTACTAACCGATGCATCCTGCAACAGTAGTTGAAGGATGTTCAGGCTTTTCATGAATACTCCTGTAAAGGGGTTGTTCAGTCCTGCCTGATATGCACCCTACTTGTCACAACAGACTATTCAGCTGGCTTGGGATCCGGGCAAACGCCCATAACCTTAATACAGTTGCTTTCGTCTGTTATTCGAGCCGCACAGGCTGACAAAGCCAATGCGATTCCGACAAGCAGGAATACTGCTAGCCCCATGCGAAAGGCAAACAAGGCTCTATATTCACGAATCACGTTAATCATGATTCAAGAGCCAGAATTTTGTCTGCATTCGCCGTCACGCCGGCATACGCACACGCGGCGAACAGAATATTCTTAAGCTGGGTCGTTGTAAACCCAGCCTGAGGTCTGTTCACCACCACGTACGCAGAAGCCGACACATTCTTCGTAAGACCCGTCGTAGGATCTTCATAGGTGGTATAAAAGTCCATTCGGAACTCTGACCGGACACGATTCCCACGAGTGTGGGTAATCTTGGCCGAATAGAGCCCGTCGGAACTCTGATACTCCGATGAATATCCGTCCGTACGGATCCGCGGAAGATTGAGCGCCGTACCACCCGAAGGGGTGATAGTAGCGTTCAAAGTCACGGCAAGAGGGTCAGTAAGCATAGTCAGTCCTTTTCTTGTTTTTGGGCCCAGCTAGTTCCCTAACGGAACCGGGTAAGTCCGAGCGCAACGAGAATGGACCACTGATACGCCGAAAGTGACGCATCAGTGACGCCAAATCCGTAAGGATTGGCTTCCTCCCTATCTTTGTAGCTAATAGAACTCGAAGCAGAGGCGTTAAACCTCTTTTCCGAGAACGACCAACCGAAATCGCTACGCGATCTCTGGTAAAGCAACGTCGTGCCCTCACGTATATATTCAGTCGATTCAGACTGCATTATATACGCATAAGACGCGACGACGTGATACCTTGCGAACGCTAATGCGTTTTCGACAATAGGCCCTGTGTTCGTAAACCAGTCAAGTAACCAGGTCCATGGTACCAGGTTGTAAATTACAACCGGGTCCAAGGTTAACCCTAGCAATTGGAACTTTAGTGCGGTTAAATCCGCATTAGGATCCTCAAGTTCGGGTATCCAAAAGGAAAATTTGGCTGAAAACCAAACGTTCCTTTTATAGATCCTAGTTACAGTATATGGCTGACCTGCCCCAGAAACGTAAAAAGAAGTGTTCAACGCAGGAGAGAGAGACGAAAAAGCAGCTGATCCAGAAGTGATCAGCGCCTTATCGTTTTCTTTCCGCATTGTTCGCCGCCTTCTTACGGAGCGACCATTATCTCTCTTCAGCTGTTGGAGTTTCTTTGCGAGTTTCTCTTGGAAAGTAAGTAATCCATAGAGATCCCTCAAAAAAGGAATCCAGCCAAACTGAAGGTTAAGATAATCGTCACCTATATTCGTGGGCTTCCAACCGTTACGCTTAAGATCACCGACGGTTTTACCCGTTTTGGTGAACTTGACGCCTTGACGCGATAGTTTCTGAAAGAAACTAAACGTCTGGGATAACATCCGTGGAGCATCCTTAAGCTCTCCAATGGCAACGCCAAGGGAGAGTATAGGGGATACCGGGATGGCACGATTCCAAGCCTCAGCTCCCAGAGCAGAAAAACTGCTCTTTGCGGGAAAAGAGTTCCCTGGTAACGCGGAGTACATTACTCCGATATACTCGGGACTTGGAATTGTATTATCGTAACAACGAGTCACAGGAGAATCCGTGTACCGATATCGAACTTTAGTGATCGATAACGGGCCACCAGACCTATAGGGAGGACCAGAATGAAGTTCATCAAGACACGAGCTAAATTCCACTACGCTGGCGGGTGAGCGATAGATGGGGTAAGGATTGTAGCCAAAGTAATAGCTACCTTCCATCCCAACTATGCCTCCACCAACTTGATGGGACCTAAGCCTATGTCTTGACATTTCATTCTCTCCGGTTGCTAGAAGTGATGCTGGG